ATAATCATTACGTCAGCCCCTAGCATTCAGAGACCCTTACCCGTAGCCCCACCAGCTACCGGCGTCCTGCGGAGGATGGGGAGAGCGTGAGCATCCCGTGGTGGAATGAACTACAAGAGACGAAATCCGCATGGGCACAATAGGAGGAGCTACGCGCCCGGTTATTGGCAGCCGGAGCGATTGCGTGAGAATGGGCGAGCCGACGAACGGCTCTTTCGTTTTATAAGGGCGCGACCGGAGAGGGCTGAGGACTTTGATACCATTGAGAAGGAAAGGAGGTTGTTATGACCTTTACGTATGACGGCCCTGTCGTCACGATTAAGGACGATTCGGGGGCCATAGTTGTGGTTGGTATGGTGACGGACATGAAGAAGTTCTCTGAGGCGGCGCATAGCAGCAGTGGCATCGCCTTTGCGTATGTGTCCAATCTGAGGATCTTCGTCAGGAATGGCGAGGGACGGTGCCTCGTCGTCATGGAAGCCTGTGAATATTGTGGGGTGCCCATGGCGAAGGGGTGGTAGTGGTACTTTGATACGCTTGAGTGAGAAAGAGAGGTGTGTATGATCCTCGATATTAAAGGTGATATGGTTCACCTGAAGACCAATGACGGCTCGATGGAGCTGACCACCGTTGCCAATGAATCGGTGCGCATCCTCGAGGCGTTTCACTCGGAGAGCGACGTTCCGAACATCGTGATGTTCGATGTTGATTATCTCCAGGTTCACGTCAAGGTGAACGGACGTTTGCTGACGTTTTCAGCGAATGCTCGGGTTCCCATGGAATCCAGTGTGCCGATTCGAAAGGCGCCGTTGCGTCGTCGCCCCGCCGGTGGGTGGGGTGAACTATGTTAGAATGTCCCTGCTGGGTTGCGTTCCCAGCCGCTGGGACGAGGACTGTCGCAAGACAGTCCTTTTCCTTTGTAGTACTTTGATAAAATAGGGTACGGAAAGGAGAGTGCGCTATGAGTGAAAAACCCAGACGCGCCCTGGACGACTTCGTGCGAGAGCAGCTCGAGGAGATGCAATCGCCATTCAATCAGTGGGTGACCGGGGAGGAGGTGGGACACGAACCGTCTCACAATGAACTCGCGGAGCACTACATCAAGCATGGCGGAGCGGCCGCATTCCGCAAGAAGTGGCAGGAGCGCGATAATGATAAAAAATAACATATTAACAGCCATTGGAGCCGTTCCGTTCCAACCGGAACGGCTCAGTGATATAATCCAACTGCTATGGAAACGCAGATGAAAAAGAAGAAGATCGTGATGGACCGCGTGAAGCTCGTTAAGGAGCATCGCGATCTCATTCCGAAGCTTGAATCGGCCGGAATGACGGGGGAGGCGCAGAAGCAGCGCAAGGAAGCGAAGAAGGAATTCGGGGTCAGTTTATAGGATACGTCGGGCGCCGGGCGCAGGCCGGTCTCCAAAACCAGCCCTGTTGGGTTCGACTCCTAAACGACGTGCATTGCGGGGTGGAGAAGCAGTATCTCGGGAGGCCCATAACCTCCAGTCTCGGGTGCGATTCCCGACTCCGCAACATGTGGGACTGGTGTATACTATCGGTGTCGGTACACGAATAACGCCTTGGAGAAGGAGGACCTAATGAAATCTTTTTAAAACGCCTCGTACGGGGCGTTATTCGTTTGCTTGTCAAGTACTGTGGTACACTGATTTCAATATGAAAAGCATAGGCAGCGAAGAGTTTTTCAAGGAGGTCGCCGCAACGGCGGGCATCATGGATACGCGTGTGGTGAAGGACGTTTTCTACAGCATGATCCGGGTGATCAGCCGCCAGCTGAAAAGCCGCCATATTGTGCGTCTGCCCGACTGGGGTGATTTCAAGTTATCGATCTATAAGGCTCGCCGTATCAAAGACGTGAATTCGGGATCACTGCGTGACATCGGTGCCAAGGCTCTCGTGCGTTTCATCCCGGACCGCAAGGTAAAGCATTATTTCTACGCGTTTGGTGCCGATCAGGGCGAGGGTACTATGCTAAAATAACCCCACCATGGCAACTCCTTTGGAAGCATTACAGGCGCAGGCGGGAAAAGTGAAAACAAAGCTCGATGCATCCACGACCGCATTCGCCAATACGGTCTCTCCAACGCGGGGCGATCTTGGTCTTGCCGACCGTTATACCTCTATAAATAAGCAGATTGAGGATCTGAAGAGTAAGCAGATCCGCAGCAAGTGGTACGGTCCCAGTAGTGTGACAGAAGATTCGGGTTCGTCTGACGGTGTTTTCATGAAGGGGTTGAAGGGTCTTCAGCGTCCGCTCAACGTTATCGCCGGGACTGCACAATACGCGCTGGGAGACGGCACCTCACCGAGCTATACCGAGAGCGTGAATAAGGCAATGGAGTCGGGACTCACGTTTGGGAACATCCTTGAGAAGAAAGGCATGTCAAAGGTCGGTTCTATCCCACTCGGGTTCGCTTTGGATGTCATGTTTGACCCGGTGAATTGGGCTACTGTCGGAACGGCGGCCCTGTTGCCCCGTATTGGGTTCGGATTGGCTAAGGGAACCGCTGAAAAGGGTCTTCTTGAGGGCGGTTTGAAGGCTGCGGCTCGTGGTGCCGAGTCAAGTTTGGCAAAAAAGGCCGCTTTTACGATGAATTTGGTGCCAAAATCCATACGGGAGGCCGTTCCTTCGTATGCTAAGGCTGCCGAAAAGGTCGGCGCGAGGGCCGCAAAGACCTCAGCTGAGTACGATTCACTCATTGGGACGACCGCAGCGGATCGAATTGGCAAGGGATTGCTCGGTATTGACGCTATACAGAGCCGTAAAGTGGGAAATTTCGTGAATCGGATGATCGAGAAGATCCCCGAGACGAGATTTACGCCCAGCGGGGCCAAAATAGCCGAGAAAATGCGCTATTCAGTGGGCCGATCCGTCGCTATGACCAATTTGCAGGACGATATCGTCCGTGCATACAAATCCGAGGGTCTAAAATACACCAAAAACCCCAAAAAGGCTGATTTTGCTTCATTTTCTGACTTTTACAGCCGTGACGCGACGGTCATGCGCGACCAAACAGACAAATTGGTCAAAAACGCCATTGCACAGGCCGATGGGGTGCCCGACGAGACGGGGAAAGTTGCTGTGTACATACGCGATCGGAATACTGGAGAACTTTTGCCGCAGTTTAGAGACAAGATCCGCATTGCCGACAACATCGACAATGCTAAAGAGATCCTTCTTGCGACGAAATACCAAGGGGATACGCGGTTGCTCACGGAAGCGTATAAAGAAATCCCGCGCGGGCGCACGGGGTGGGAGTGGTATGACGGCGTGCTCGATAAGCTCGAGAAAACGACCGTTGATGACCTGCTTCACCGCCGTCTCGCCGGGCCGCAAGCCAAGGAAGCCATTACGGCGGATGCGGAAAAACTGATCAAAGATTGGAATTTTATCGAACAAGCGAAGAATGCCATAGCGAATCCACGAGCGTTCAAACCATTTGAAGCATTCTTAAAGACGCATCGTTTGTTCACGGCTATATTCAAGTTGGCGAAGGTTCCGATGAACGTTGCGTCACATCAGATCGCAACACTGGGTAACATGACCATGGCCTGGATGAACGGCATTCCAATCTGGGATCCTGAATACATGAAAGCGGTCCAACAGGCGGCGTTGATTGTGAAGGGACGTGCCGGAACAAAGGCGCTCCTCGATACGTTCGTTAGCGATTCCAGAATGTTGCTCCATATGGCCGAGAATAATCCGGTGCGGTTCCGTCACACATTTGGGGTGGACGCATCTGAGATCATTCGAAAGGTGGATTTGGCTAAGCAGGGAGAGGCGTGGAAGGGATTCTCTGGCGCGTCGGCATCGCAGATCGAGAAGAAGTTGCTTGAGGGATTCGAGGCCGCTTTTAAATCTGTCGAACAACAGAAGGACATTGTGAAAAAGGCGGCGCTTGACCCTAATAGTGAAGAGGCAAAATTCATCGCTCTGAAATACGATGAGCTGCAGAAGAGTGCTGAGTTCAAATTCAAGACTGGTTCTGAAACACTGAGGGACGTTGAGGGCGTGCCGCGCAAATCAGACATGGGTTCCGGCGTACTTGAGAACGAACTCACTGCAATAACCGATTCGAACATACTCGACCAAATGCGTGAAATAACTTCGCAGTGGGCGAAGGACCATCCGTACAATCCGCTCATTCGGGCAACAAACACTTTGGTCAATAGCATGCCTCGTTGGTACGAACAGATCGACCAGACGTTCAAACTCGCAACGACTGATTATCTTTCGCGCGTCGGTGTGTCAGAAGCGAATCTCAAAATCATCGCTCGAAATGTCCCGGTCGACATGACAAATGATGTTATTGGAACCGTTGAGCGTGGTGGTGAGACGTACTATCGTCTGAGCGCGCTGAAGGCCTCCGAGGTGGCGTTAGATACGTTCATGGATTACTCGGCGATGCCAGACTTTGTCCGTGTTGTCCGTGCGCTTCCGATCGTCGGTGCTCCGTTCTATTCGTTCCCCTATGCTATGGCGCTCAAGTCTGGCAAGACAGCGATCAACAATCCGGCGCTCTTCAATAAGGTTGGTTTCATGATGAATGAGATCACCGGGCTTCGTTCCCCGCAGGAGAAAGCGGCGATGGAGGAGAAGTACAATCAATATCTTCAGTCGCCGACAGTGATGCGTCTCTTTGGTAAGTGGAACACAGATGTAAAGAACTGGGTGCCCTACTTCACGATGAACATGTTTAACCCATCGGAGCGCAAATACGATGACAGTTTCAATGGGCAGATGATGAAGTTGGCTGACAAGTTTCCGATTATGCAAGATCCGATCGGTCAGACGTTTAAGGATTTCTTCATCCAGCCGTGGCTGTTGTCTGGTTCAGAGATCCCACAGGGTCAGTTCGGTCAGCCGCTCTATCCGACGTTCAATGAGAAGGGGAAGCGGATCAAACCGAGCCTTGGTACGAAGGCCTTCTACGCGAGTCGAAACCTGGCTGAAACGGTTGTTCCTGGGTCGCTGTCGCTCGCTGGTCCGCTGCTTTCGGGCCTCTCACCTGAGGCGATTGAGTACATTCCTTCTTACGGCGTTCGCTCAACCGCTCTTGCGGCACAGGGTCGCAGTTCAACTGGCGCGATGACGAAGGAGGACGCAGTGAGGAAGATGCTCAGATCGCTGAGCAGCAAGGTTGGCGTCCCACTTTACACGCTTGATCCGAACACCAGCTCAACACGAAGATAATTATTAGTATTAAATACGATATATGGATCCGATGAATCAAAGTGCTCTGATGTCAGGAGCCAACATAGATACGAGAACCGAAGCCCAGCGGGCTAAGGACTATAAGTTCAATGAACTGGTTTCCTCACCGGCACCAGTGACGTGGACGGAGAAGCCGCGTGACACGTGGCGTCGTTTCCCGATCTTCAATCAGGATGGTTCCGGTTCGTGTGTGGCCCAATCGATGGCAAAGATCATGGGCGTCCTCTACTGGTTGAAGAACCAGGTGTATGTACATTTTTCTGCAACGCATATCTTCCAGCGTCGTTCCAATCGCCCACAGAGTGGAATGGGCGGGGTTGATGCTTTCGACATCGCACGCACGGGTGTGACACTCGAGGTGCTCACTCCGTCACAGAATATGACTGACACGCAGATGGATGCGGCAGTCGTTGAGCAATACAAGAAAGATGTCGGGACCGTCTTTAAGATCGGAAACTATCTCACGCTTCCTGAACGGGACATGGAAACGGTAGCTTCTGTCATCGAGACAACGGGGAAGGCGGTGATGGTGTGGTTCTTCTTTACAACCGAAGAGTGGGGCAAGGAGCAGCCGACGATCGACGTTCCGACGCTCACTAAGGACGGTCCGACGACAGCTAGGCATTCAGTGACGGCTGTCGATTTCACTTTGTATCAGGGGAAGAAGGCGCTGATCATCGATGATTCATGGGGCTTCTGGAACGGTTTCTCCGGACAGCGTATCATCACTGAAGACTTCTATTTGGCGCGCAACTTCTTTGCTGCATATCCAATGAATTTCAATTTCGACGAGGCGACGGTCGTTGTCAAGCCGAAGTACATCTTCTATAACGATCTGCAATTCGGGCAGACGTCAGAGGAGATCAAGAAATTGCAGGACATCCTGAAATTCGAAGGCCTCTTCCCGACGAACGTCGAAAGTTCCGGGTATTACGGGGCGGTGACACAGAAGGGGGTGCAGGGCTTCCAGTTGAAATACGCGGTTGTAACTGAGGTCGATGCGGGGTATGGTCGGGTTGGTCCGCGCACGCGGGCGAAGTTGAACGAGTTATATAGTTAATAAAATATTATGTCTCCAGAACTTAAAACGCGGGTTACGTCGACGGTGGTGATGTCGGTTATAGGCGCGCTCGTGACTGGTCTCGGTGCGGTGCTAGAGAGTGATTCGTTTCGTCCGTTCCTGCTCGAGAACGGTTTTAGTAGCTTGCTCGCCACGCTGACGATTGTGTTTTTGTATCAGTTCGTCGCGTATATCCTTAATCGGATCCCGGCCAGCACCACTCCACCGGTTGGCGGAGAGACCAAGATAACGTCTTGGCTCGGTAGAATATAAACACCATGGATCCACAAGCAGAATTCCAGGAGGCGCCCGCATCTCCGGCCCAAGCGCCGGAGATCGGTGGGCCCGGTGAAGGCATGTCACAGGAGATGATGAGATCGAATTTGCGCGGGATGATGGAGCAGATTAAACAAAAAATGGGTGGCGTGAAGGCGGCTAAGTTTGGTCTCGATAAACAACGTGCGGAAAGCAAGAGTGTTACGCTCCGTAACATATACGATTACTTCGAATCAGTGGGCGTCGATCCGAGCAATCCTGATGAAGTACGAACGTATATCGAGGATATGCGCTCCGAAAGTCCTGAGTTGGCAGCCCAACTTGAGGCGTATCTCCAGGAGGCGCTTGGCGCCGAAGAGGAGGGATTCGTTCCGTCGGTAGATGAAGGTGAGCCCGAAGGTTTTGACGAGGGTGGGTTTTCGTCGGATAATATGAATATAAATAATGGCCAACCTATACCCGAAGAAGTTTGAAGACGTATTCTCTGTCGATTACGAAGGCAATTCAGCGAAACTGGATCTTGATTGCGTAACGATAGAAGGAATGGCCCTTGATGAATATATCAAGGTCTTTGGGCATTTTCTTCGTCTTTTCTATAACGATTTGTTTAACGGATGCGTTCGTCTTTCATGGTTGCGTCGGAAATTCGGATACGACGGTCGTCCGACGAAGTTGCCGATGAATACTAATTCACGACGACTGAACGGGGCGTTTGTGAAATTGCTGCGTCGCAATATCGGGCATGATATTCAAATCATGACCCGTGGAAAGTTTTTCTCTAAGCTGGAACTATATTTCGATGAATTGTTCCCAGGATTCATGGACGGGAATCCGTTCGAAGATCCGAGATCATATGCATTTCCATTCAAGTTCATCACATTGGAATATCTGATTGTTGTGCACGATATGGATGAGCGGATGGATTTGTTGCGCGAGGCCGATAAAAGAGAAATGAAGTTTTCGAAGTTCCAGGATTACGTGATCAATCATTCTTATTCGGTGAATGCCGCTCTCGGCCGTACCAAGTACATCGTTAAGCAGAACATCGATCGCAATTTTCCTTTTTCCGTCCGTAACGCTGATAAATTAAAAAGTAAGTAACGTCTATGGCGCTTAAACCAGTCGTATTCGTACAGGGCAAGTACGCATATAATAATCAAAACACAACGCAGCAATTGCTGTTGCTGAAGGCGCTCCAGGTCACCCAGGATCCGAAAAAACTCCGACAGATGATCGGCGTCCGGGCGGTTGCGGATGTCTACCGAACGCTCGATAAGATCGCCATGCGTAAGGAATACCATGAAGCGCTTGCTGCCTGTGGTTTGAGTTTCGATTTCATCGCCCAGGGGCTAAAGCAGATCGCAACGGCAGGCGAGAAAGACGCAGACCGATTGAACGCGTTTAAGGTGCTGCTCAAATCGATTGGCCTGGATAGCTATGCGGAATCAGCCAACACAAGCGGTGGGTGGGAGGATGCCTTGCTGAAATTGCAGAGCGCGAGTGCCGATGGTGTGTTACCCGCCGTGCCTTCATACGATGTGTCTGTTCCCGAAATGCCAGAACATATAAGGATAGCGAAAGAGAAAGCGAACCAGGAGACACGCAAACTCTATGACTGATCTTCTCGTTGAAAAACTTGCAGATCCTCGTTTTTATCTTGAGAGTTTTTGTAAGATCAAAGGTAAGGACGGGAAGGGACTGATACCGTTCATCTTGAAACCGGCCCAGCTGGATATTTTCAATACGATCCAGCAGTTCAACCGTATCATCATCATGAAGGCCCGTCAGATCGGGTTCTCTACGGCGGTCACGGGCTTCTTGTATCACAAGACGATCACGACACCCGGTGTCACCACCGCGCTCGTCGGTTATAACAACGACCTTACCGCCGAACTGCTCGATAAGATCAAGACGTTCTTCCGGACGACGCCTGAGGCGCTTCGTCCAACGATTCATTACAACTCGAAATACGAGATCTCGTTCCCGAAGGTTGATTCGAAGATTCTTGTTCTCCCTTCAACCGAGAACGTCGGTCGTGGTTATACGATTAATTATGCGTTGCTCACTGAGTTGCCGTTCTGGGAGAAGGCCGAGGAGAAGATGGTGACGCTTGAGGCATCCGTCCCGGTGAACGGGAAGATCATCGTCGAATCGTCTCCTGGCGCTGTCGGTGATTACTTCCACCGTATGTGGGTGTCGGAGAATGATTACGAGAAGAAGGAATACGGCTGGTGGTGGAACTACTCTGAGGAAGAGATCGAGACGATCCGTCGTCGCATGAACAACCCACGCAAGTTCAACAACAACTATGCGTTGGAATTCCTCATTTCCGGTCGCGGCGTGTTCTCTCAGGAAACGATCACTCTGCAGCGTAAGGGCGTTTTGAAGGTCGGCGATAAGGTGAAGCTCGAGGACGGTTCTGAGTTCACAGTGCGGGAGGAGGAAGGGTTCAGGCTCTATAAGCCGCCGGAACCGGGCCATTTCTATGTGGTTGGCGCCGACTGTGCCGAAGGCGTGTCTGGGGGCGACTATTCCGTTGCGGCGATCATTGACCGCTCAACGGGGGAGGAAGTTGGTTTTTGGCGGGGGCACATGGCACCCGATAAGTTTGGTAAATTGCTAAACAAATGGGGGCGTCACTATAATAACGCTCTAATGGTGGTCGAGGCTGAGGCCCACGGTAACGTTGTTTTGAATATCCTCAAACAATTGCTTTATCCCTCACTTTACTTCAGGCCGTCACGTTTTGACGCCATCGGCAACCCTTGGTCCGACAAATTGGGCTGGAAAACGACCAAGCTGACCCGTCCTATCCTGATTGACGAGTTCGAACAGATGACTAGGGAGGCTTCGTTGACGCTCCATAGCAAGGAAACGGTCGACGAAATGACTGTTTTCATCTTTAACGACGCAAATAACATGGTTGCGATGGATTCTTATCACGATGACTGCGTTTTTGCGACCGCAATTGCCTGTCAGGGGTTCAAAGTGCTCTCAAATAAGCCATTAAATCAACTTGATTATAGGTCTCATTTACCGTCAGTCGGTTATTGATTATGCCAACCGGTATTTATAATCACAAACCACATTCCCAAGAGACGATTGAGAAAATTCGTCTATCTAATTTGGGTAAGAAACGTTCTATTGAGACGTGTAGACGTGTAAGATTATCAAGGCTTGGAAAGAAAATGCCAACTCGAAGCCTCGAGGCGCGTATTGCTTCGGGGAATGCGAGACGCGGTAAACCACACCCACACAAGGGGTGGATTCAGACCAGAGAAACACGGGAAAAGATACGAAAAACACTTTTGGGAAGAAAAAATCCATTGAATTCTGGAGAACGCCATTATTTGTGGAAAGGGGGACGATCGCAAAGCAATCTCGTAAGACGCTCGGGAAGCTATAAGATATGGCGAGAATCGGTTTTTAGACGTGATAATTACACTTGTCAAAAATACGGTATTCGCGGTGGGCGTCTTCATCCACACCATATCTTGAATTTTGCACAGAATCCGGAACTACGATTCGAAATAAGCAACGGAATCACGCTTTCTGAACGTGCTCATAATGAATTTCATTCAAAATACGGTAGAAAAAACAATACGAGAGCACAATTGGACGCGTTTTTGAAAGAATTGGTGTAGGACTGTGATAAAATACGATCAAACTTAAGTTTTTATGATCACTCCATCGAAATACACTCGGTTTAACACCTACACGCCCTCTGACTTTGGCCCGGAGGAGGTGGAATTCCTTAGGACGTTCCATCTTCAGATGCAGGATGCCCGTCAATACTTCCTACGCGTGATAAAACCGCGTTTGGATCGCTCTTATAAGCTCTATATCGCATTCAACGGGGATCGACAGCTTCAGATTAAGAACTGGCAGTCAAACATCTTCGTTCCGTACGTTCAGGCCGTCGTTGAGACCCTGATGCCTCGTGTTTTGGACGCCCGTCCCGATTTTACGGCCCAGGGCAGGACACAGGAGGATCAGGCGAAATCGGAGAAGCAGCAACAGCTCCAGGACTATCTCTGGGAACTGGCTCGCATGGATAAGGTGACCGAGGACGTCGTGCGGTCGTCCCTTGTCTACGGAACTGGTTTCTTGCAGGCTTTCTGGAAGAAAGACGTTCGGGAGCAGAAATTCCTCAAGACAAAGGATCTTCTCAAGAAGAAATACAAGTGGGTGAAGGAGGAGCGGACATTCTACGATGCGCCGTGTGCTGAATGGGTAGACAACTACAGCCTCTGGTACGACTGGCACAATACCGACCGTAAGAGCAAGCAGTATTGGTTCAAGCGCCTCGTGCTCACTGGGCCGGAGATCGAGCGGAAGTATCCGAACGCGGATCCCCGCCGCCTCGAGCTGGCTCTTAATAACCCAGGCGGCGATCTTCAGGACTATGCGTCTGTTCGCGTCCAGGTAAAGCAGAATCAGGACCTGATCGTAAAGGGCGTCAACACGTTTAACGGTCCCGCATACGGTTGGGGCAGCGACAAATACAATACGTACGGCGACCCCAGTCTCCAGATGTACGAGGTCTTCGAATGGACTCAGCCGTACAACGATCTCTATTCTGTACATGTCGGTGGTTCCTGGACCCCCATTTTCAAGGATGGATGGATGCCGATCCCCTACGACTATAAGGAATCGTCCTTCATCGATTTCCCCTATCTCAAGATCCCTGGTGAGTTCGAGGGTTACGGATTGCCGATGATCCTAGAGAATCCGCAGATCATGATGAACATGATCAAGAACCAGCGGCTCGATTCCGCGACGCTCTCCATTCACAAGATGTGGATCGTGAACCCGCTGGCCAACATCAACAAGGAAGAGCTGGTCACGCGTCCCTTCGGTATCATCTACTCAGTCGATCCGAACGGTGTCCGCGAAGTGCAGTTCAGCGATATAAAGGCGAGCGCTTACAAGGAAGAGGATCTTTTGAAATCAGACATGCGTTACGCGTCTGGTGTCGATGACTTCTCCATGGGAGCGGGCGGCGGCGCCAACAGCGCGACAGAGGTACGTCATCTTCGTGAATCAACGCTTGAGCGCGTCCGTCTCTTCGTAAATCATCTCGGTGAAGGCTTCGCTGATCTCATGCGCTACTGGATGGATATGGAACGACAGTTCTTTACGTCTGACATGATCATCCGCATCGTCGGCGACGACGGTAAGGAGATGTTCCCGCTCATCCAGAAGGACGATCTCGAGGGCAAATTCGATTATCGCGCCGCTGTGTTGCCGTCTATCGCCGGTCAGCAGGACATCAAGAAGAAGCAGGATATGGATCTCTTCCAGCTGCTTATCAATCTTCCGTTCGTCGATCCGCAGAAGCTCACGCAGAAGGTGTTGGGCGACTGGAACTGGTCGCTTGACTCAATTGCTAAGGGCGAGGACGCCCCGGCGCCGCAGGTTGGTCCCGACGGCATGCCCATGGTTGGTCCCGATGGACAACCGATGGCTGAGGACCCGATGGCTGCGCTCGCGAACCAAGGGTCTCCCGAAGTGCCCTCACCGGTCGCGAACACGAGCAGCATCTCTCCTGAGGTTGCTAAGAGTGCACTCGCGATGTTGCGTGGCGAACAGGGTGGTCAGGCACCGTCGGCGTTCGGTCAGGCGGCTTCGCCGATCAACTTGCTTCAGATGGGTGGAACACCTCCGACAGCACCGCGCATTCCTCTTCCTACATCCAATCCGCGCGGCATGAACCGAACTGGCAAAGTGAATACAAACATCGCCACGAACCCTCAGAACAGCAATCCGGAATCACAATTATCACGTCGGGCGGTTAATTTGCAGAGATAATTAATAATCACATGCACAAGAAGAAGGCTCTTTTGAAGAAGCATTGCGGTAAAGGTGGGATGGCCAGCCTCAGGGCCCCCGCTACGTTGGGAGAGGTGAAAGCGGGATACGGCGCAAATAACCCACGTAAATTGACCGCCGATCGAAGCGACACGTTGGGTACGGTCGCCGCGCGTCCTACGTTGGGAGAAAATCTGGGCACGAGCACCAGAGCGAAGCTTAGTGAGATGATGAAGCCAAAGGAGGGGCTGTTGAAGCGCACTTTGAATAAGGTGAAGAAAACCGTCAGTGATCGCGTCCAGGCACAGAAAAACTTCCGTAATCGCAAAGATAATAGCAATTATTACGGCAGTTATAAGGACTTTCTCCCGAAGAAGTCGAAATAAACGTCGAACAAATATGAATAAAAATACAGATAAAATAAGGGAGTACTTCACAGAAGAAATACGCGACGCGGTCCGTGGGATGAGCAATGCGGATATGAAGGACCATCTGAAGGCACTTGAGGGCACACCGGCGTGGTTCGCCATCCTCAAGTACGCCCAGGAGCGCGTGGCAGTGATACAGGATTCGTTCTTGACGCTCGATCCAGTCAAGGAGCCCACCAAGATCGCGCGGTACCAGGGGGCGATAACGGGTGTTTTGGACCTTCAGGACGCCGTTCTCTCGCTCAAATACGAGGCCGTTCGCGCCGAGAATCCGAAGAACAAAGAGGAGGCGAACAAGGATGAACTGGGGGGTGCGTACGGGAAGTATTAGGTACTGTTGTATAATTCAGAATCATGGCTCTATCGTTCAAGAAAATTAAGGCGGCCGGTATCTCAAGTGCCATATCTCGGGCGCCTAAATCCGTCAGTTCCCCTAAGATGCCTAAATTGACGTTCAAAATGCCTAAGACGGGGGCACCCATGAAGTATAAGACGCCT